TATATCATTATGTTTGCGAGCCGACTAGCTCCCAAGAATTATTACTCGAACAAATGTATAGCCCACCACCACTTTCTACAATTTCTCCGATTTCGCACACTGATGGTAATGGTGAATAGCTCGGGACTTTTAACTTTGTATTAAATGCACAACTTTTATTAAAATCTTGATGGGCTGTGAAGTTGTTTGTATAAAATACATCACTCAATGCTTTTACTTGTGCTTTTAAACTATCAATTTGTTCTTGTGGTGTCAGATTTTCCATATTATGGGTTACTCATTAGGGTTGCTCTTGCCTTCCACCCTGTTATTTCTGCTCCACCTGTTGATAGTATCTGAAATTTAAATTCTCGCCCTGACGTAAAGTCTTTAGGTGTAGTTTCATCTCGTAAAAATGTTTTAGACAATGCCCCAACTGTGTTGAAAGTCCCAATAGTTGTCCAAGTTGTTGCATCGTCTACTTTATATTTTAATGTAATTGATTCACCAGTTGCTAGTTTTCTAAAAGAGACCTTGAATGAACCTAGTTTTTTATCAACGTCTACATCTCCAAAATTAAGTATCTGTGTTTCAAAGATAGATGAGAATGTATATGATGCTGTGTCGTCTATTTTGTCTATAGAACCATCTGCCGAATGAGACAAAAAGAAAAAGTTAGCTGCTGCTCCAAATGCTTGAATACCTGACGTTGTGACGTTTTCACTAATGTAATCTAATGTGAGAGAGTACGGATAGTTTATATTCTTTCTTCCAAATGACCAAATACCTTCGTTGTATTCTGACCCAGAAGTGTTTGTCATAATCTTTGCACAAAAGAAAAGACGATTATTTTTGACAGTCTTTGAAAGTGGCATACTAATTCCAGTAAGTTTTTGTGTGAATACTTCTTTAAGAACTTGTGGAACACCTCCTGCGTAGCCTTGAATAATCATTGATCCGCGTCCTGCACCAACCGAATTATTTAAATATCGGTCAGTAATTCCAACAATCATACCTTCGACATTTTCAAGTATTCGAAGTTCTCCTTCCCCCCAGTCAATACTTTCTTGTACATCTGGTGATGTTAGATTCCATAGGTACACTTTAGATAAACCATTGTACGGATTTTTAGGAGCACATCCGATTGCGAGATAGTTCCCAAAGTTACAAATTGATGTGATTTTAAGATTAGTTGGAAGTTTTAGAACTTGGTCTTGTACTACACCTGATGGGTATACACGAGCCAAGACATTGTTATATGGTAAATAAAGATTATCATCTTTCGCAATAAGACCTTGTGCAACTGATGAAATAGTTGTTGTTGTGTTAGCAACTGCAGTGACGTTAATAGTGCATCCTGTACCCCCTTCTGGTGATACTACTGTGTTTTTAGTGCCTGTAGAGTAATTATATCCAGGTTCAATAAGTGTAACGCCAGTTACAGTACCCCCTGAAACGCTTGTAACGATGCAACGTGCCGTATTAGAACCTCCGATGATAGTCAATATGTCATTTACGTTATACCCTGTTCCTGCTGCAGTAATAGACACTGTAGAGACTGTGTTATATACAGTTCCGAGTGTTGTAGTTACTCCGTTAGTGATAGTTGGAGTGCCTGAAAGAGTCCCATATTTAAATACACTATTTGTACCCTGAAATCCCCAAAGATAGTCTTTGTATTCTACGAGACAGCCATTTTTTACTACACCTGTACCTTCTGAACTTGCAGGCAGTGTCCAGTTTCCTGACGTTGCGTCGTTTTTGTAGACTATTTTAGTAAGTCCGCCTGCTGTTTGCCCGAGTCCGTAGAGTTTTGCTGATGCAGAAGCGTATAGAAAATCACGAACAAAGTATTGCTTCATTCCTGTACTTGTACTTCCGTCATGTGTGTCTGCTTCAAAAGAACGATAAGGAGTGAGTCTGTTTGGATTGGAAAAAATATCAAAATGCTTACTGATTATGAATCCAGTATTTGTTATAGCTCTTGGGTCATCACTGACACCTCCACTAAAATTCGTTTGTGATATTTCTACTTGTTTACTCATATTTTAATACTCTGCTTCCCACATTATGTCTGCTATTCCAGTAGGCGAATCAGCTTTAACCCAAGCAATGCTAATATTTGTTGCGTCAACTGTGACTGTCCCTGTAACATACCGAGAGGCAAAGTTAGTTTGATTGTAAATTACAAACGTCGCGGATTGAATTGTGTTTCCATTTGCAGAATTTTGAAAGTAAGATAGAGCGTATTGTGTGCTATTCACATACAAAACATCTGCTCTTGCTATCCACCCTTGCGTTCCCTGGTCTACAACTAAATTTACTGTTATTTTCACCTTTTTAGGTGTAATGCCTAATCCATGTGCTATTGTTTGCGTCGCATTTGCATCTGTCATATTTTTTGTAGTAAGTCCTGCTGTATATCTTTTAGAGTTAGGTGCAGACGTCATCTGCATGTTTGTTCCATCATACGTAACTTCAACAATCTGATTTGCAACAATATCTCCAGTATCTAAATCCAAAGAGCCTGCTTTCTTGATTGTCTTTGCTCCTAATCCATTAATATTTAAAGTACAAGCTCCAGTGTTCGCTGTTCCAGCTTTAAATTTAAATGTCTGTCCCGATACATACGTTGTCATTGTCGAAACTGTAATTGCATAACTATCTGTACCAACTGAATCTACTGCATAAGCATTCCATGAAGCACCAGTTGGATTAGCAGTTGCATCAACATATGTTTTAACTGCTTTCTGTGTAGGAATTCTTACGTCAGAATTGGTTGTCAAAGATGTATCAGTGTCGAGGTAGGATGTTTCAATTTTGTCAGTGTTTAAGTTGGTAAAATTCGTGTTTATTACTGCACGAGAGTTTGTGATTAAATCAGAACCATTTATTGTAGTTATTGATGCCATATTATTCTAAAATTATTCCATATATTAATATATCGACTGTAAGTGGTACTGCACTTGCCCCTGCATGATTTAAATACAATTCTTGTTGTTCCATAACTACATTTCCGAAAGCGTACGTTGGATATGTTATGTCTGCTGTAATGTACGATTCATTCGTTGGATATGAAGCTAGACTAAAATCAAAAGAATTACATGCAATACTTCCAGTTTGATTTGCACCAAGGTATATTTGCAAAAATCCTTCTCCTGCCTGTGTATCAAGTACTGTTCTTCCTTTTGCAATTACTTCTTTCACGATGTATTTTTTTGCATTTGTCACACTAATAGCAGTATCTCCTGTGAGCGTAAGGTCTACTGCTATTGCTGAACCTAAAAGGCTGTATGTGTTTAGAATATATGACATATTAGATTACGTCCCAACCTGTTCCGTTAGAAAAAAGTGTTAGGCTACTATATTGTGTTGATAATGTTTTAGTTAAAGTTCCATCAATTAATTGTGAACCAGTTGTCGAAATGAGAACTATGTTTGCAGAAACGTCTATTTTCTTAATTACAAATACAAGTCCTGTAACTGTAGACGCTAAAGGAAGTGTATATACTATTGAGTTTGATAGAGCATTCCCCCTGTATATTTGATAACTACTCGAAACTGTAGCAGTTAAAATTGTAGTTGTTAATACATCCAACTCCTTTTTCTGTGCTTTAGCAAAGTTGTTATTTATATCAATTAAGCTATCTGCACCTGATTCATTTGTAGTTAATACTGCATATGTACTCATATTGGTTTACTCATATTTATTATTCCACTTTGACTCAAATTCCCCCATGGTTGTGCATCATTATCCTCCCAAGGTGTTTCCCAATCTCCCCATTGTAATGCAAAAGCGTGTTCTATGTTTTGCATACCAGAGTCATCCACCCAAGGCGTTGTATCCATCCAAGGTCTTCTTTTTGATGACCAAATAGAACCTTGTCTTTGAACAGAAGTATTCGTAATAAAACTTGCAATAGAATTCCAAGAACCTACCTCACTATTCCACGATGTGTCGATAGTGTCCCATGTATCACCTGAAGTTGTTTTTGGTTCATTAATCATATTATTGTACTTGCCACATTGTATAAATTGTTCCTGCCGCCGTACTTCCAGTTTTAGTCCAAGTTATAACGATGTTTAATATATTCACTGTTACGACACCAACTTGTGAAGCTGTCCCTGCTTGGTTCTGTATCTTAATTATGTTTGTTGTATCTCCACCTGCACTACCTGAACCACCACCCATACTTACCCATGAACAAGAATTTGTTGTTCCATTGTAAGATCCACTAGAAAAAGCAAAATCTGTCCCTGAAGCCCAAAATTTAGACTCTAATCTAACCATCTTTGGTATTTTACCCAAACCATGTGTAATAATTTGTGTACCAGAAGCAGTTGTATTATCTCTCGTAGAGAGTCCATTTTTAGAATACCCAGAAGCCGCTTGCACAAACGCAGTTGTTGCTAATTGTGTGGTGTCTGTGTTAATTGCCGCAGTTGGTGCTACAGGAATCCCAGTTAAAGTAGGGCTATTCGCTTCTACTTTATCAGTATTTAGATTACTAAAATTAGTATTTATTACTGATCGAGAATCTTTTGGGTAATCAGTAGATAATATTGTAGTTATAGTAGACATTATCGGCAACTCTCTGTTTTAGGTGTCATGCGACCTGTTGCGTCGGTATTTCTACTTGCAAAGTAATCTTCAAGCTTCTTTTCTTCACGCTGTAATTCTCTTTCAAGGGCTGGTAAGTTTTCTAAACCGAGTGTGTACGCTGCATCATACGCTGCCTTTACAATGAAGCCTTCGTGTAGGTCATTTGATACTCCAGGCTCTTTTGTAGTGTCTGTAGCGACGAAATATGATGGTGTACGTTGAAAGTAGAATTTAAGACCTGCTGTAACGCTTGAAATTGGGCTAGGATAGAGTCTAATTATATTATCTGCTATCTTATCGTAATACATAGGAACTCCTGTTGTAGGCTCAAATTCGTCCAATGCGACGGTCACGTCTTTTTGGTCAATAAGTTTAAGTTTTGTCCAATTACCATTACTATCTTTAACATCAATGCGAGTGATGTTTGTAATTCTATTATTTTGTTCATCTAAAAGAAAAGAATAGTCAGACTGTGAAGCGACTAAGTTTGTTGTTCCAATTGGAAGTTTCGTATGATTGGTATCATCAAGCTGAAATTGTCTATCTTTCCATTTTCCAAAAGTAAAAATCTTGTTTAACCAGTTATTGCAAGAGTTAACTACTTTTTGAGTAGCCCATTGTTGGTCATCTACACGAGCTTTGTCGCGAGCTTGCTCCAAGATTCCTGAAAGATTTGTAGTATCGCTAAATTGTGCCATTTTTACTTTATTTTACTGATAATTCGCTCATCCTAGCCCCCGTAAAGGGACTAAGTGAATGAACTAAGCTGCTGTTGTAACATTAGTCCATGTAGTTGAACCGTTTGTGTTCACGTAGATTCTAGTAGAGGTACTTGAGCCATCTATTCTAGAGTAAAGTGAACCTTTTGGTGCAGAATATGTTGGTGCACCTGTACCTGACTTGATAGTGATTGAGCCTAAAGTAAGCTGGTCTACTACTGGGTCTGTTCCTGAAGCCATTGGCATAATATTATTCTCGTTTAATTTGATAATAATCCTTGTACTGGGGGTGGAAAGGGTATAATCGGTGGCAAATACCCTCTCTACCCCAAATACAAGGGGTGTTTAATTACGCAAGTGTAATATCAACGACAAGTGCTGCCTTTGGTGTCCAAAGTTTGAACCCGATATATCCAAATACTGCGATTTCCTTACCTGTTTTACCAGTTACAGATTTTACTTCGTATTTGAGGTCTTCTGGGAAAGCAAATGTTGCTACGTTCTTGACTCCGAATACACGGTGCCCAGAGTTTGTAACAGGCTTTGTTCCGATAGTTGCGTCTACAAAAGTTCCTGAAGGTACTACATAAATATCAACTCCCATCCATTGTCCAACTTTTCCATTTGTAAGAACTTTATCAGCCATCATGAACCCGTTTGTCGCGCCAGCAGAGATTACACCAGCCATATCTGTGTTTTCAAGAACAATGAACTGATTGTTCATAGCTTCTGCATATCCCATAGTCTTTGCTACTAGAGCACCGAAAATAGTGTTTACATTAGCTGCTGTAGTAAATCCTCCTACTGGGGTTGTGTATAAACCTGTTCCGTCTTCACAGAGGTTGTTGATAACATACTTATCGATTGATTCTTTGACACGTGTTGCCATTTCATCAGTCATCTTTGCCATTACATCGAAGTTTGAAAGTGTTTGTTCAAAATCACGAATAGAGTTTGAAACAATAAATTCATCTGTTACTGTAAGCGTGTCATCTGTAGTTGTGAAGTCAGCTGGAGTATATGTTCCAGCAAGGGCTTGAACTACTACTGTTGGAGTAGAAACGTATGGAGATTGAATATATTTCAAGCCTGAACGGTCTACATCACAGATAGCAGTTGCTACAGTGTTTAGTCTCAATGCGTTTTCGAGTTGTGCCTTTAGATATTTCTCCCCAAAGGTCTTGGTACTTATTGTGTTTGCCATGTTTTAAATAATATTTAGGTTATTAACCCACCGATATTATTTTCTTTTGATAGTAGCTAGACGTGCGATATCTTCATCATTATCTGGGAAAATACCTTTCCTTGCATTTGCTAGTAATACATCATCAGAAGTTTTTAGAGATGCTTTTCGTGGAGTTCCTACATTCATTGCAAGTACACCATTTCTTTGCTCCTCTTTATCAGCAAGCAGGTTTTTAACAAATCCAGTCTTTATTGCTTCAGCAACTGAGATACCTTTCATATTTGCATAATCTTGGATATCTGGTAGGTCTTCTTCTGCAATATTTGACTTAATTACTGCAATTAAATCTGTTTGTGATAGCCCTGAATTAGTAGTCTGAACAGCTTCTTTTTGTGGTTGTACACTTTTGTGCTGTCTTTCTGCTTTTTCAGCTCTGATTTTATAGTTGTTTGCAAGTTCGTCAGATTTCTTTTTAGCATTTTCTAATTCTGCTAATCTGTTCTGAAGTTCTTCAACATCTACATCATCTTGTGTATCGTTAGACTCGATACCGTCCTCTTGGGTTGAGATGTCCAAGTCATCGTTGTATTCATTTTCCATAGAATCTAGTTTTAGGTGTTAGAAGCAACACCGTTATATATTAATTGTACCAATAATAAATTTTTAACGCAAGTTACTTTGCAGAATTTTTTGTGAGTCTTGTCTTTTTCTGTTCTTCGCTTTCTGTTTTTTCGTTTGAAATCATATGTAATCTAAACATATTTTGATTGATATGATTTATAAACATGTTACGAGCTACTATTTCTTTGTGGGTATCGTCTACGTCTTTTTCTGCGTCATAAATGAAATCTATTGATTGCCCGATTTTCTCTACATTATAGAGCCTTTCCACTGCCTCTTTAACACGTTCAATAAGTAATTTTCTTGCTCCGAAAACAATGTCTGGTGTATGTCCTTCAAGTTGTATAGTCATCCACAAGTCTATATTTGAATGAGTTACTTTTGAATCTCCACTGATCTCTGGCATGAGCATTCCTTTAATCACGCCTTTGATTGTGTCATCGAGTGATTTAATCACCCCGACTTCATACTCATTTAGTTCGAACTGTAACAGCATTTTGCGGACAATAATTAGAGTATCTTGCGAATTACCAAAAACTGACTTTATTGACTGGAGTTCAATATCTGTAAATGGGAGTGCATCCATTATGATTTTGTTTTAGTTTCTTTTAAAGGCTTTTCTTCGACTTCTTCTTTTTTTACTCGTGTTCCATTAGCACCAAATTTTGCTTCATATTTACTTGGATTTTGTTTTTTGTATTCTTCCAAAAATTCTTTTGTTAATTCCATAATTTTATATTTTTTACTTATAAATCCACCGACCTTTTACAGGTGCTTCTAACCCTGTAACTTTTGTAATCCACCATCATCTGCGACTTCTTTTGATAATGGTTGATTGCTTGATTGTGGTGTTGAGTCAGCTAGTTCTATTGGTGAGACTGTTCCTGTCTTAAGTAGAATCTTGTTGAAAAGCATTTTACCTTGTTGATTTTTAAGTATCTCTGGATTGTTTGAAATAGTTTGGAATACAGTTGCAAGTGTTGCCATGTCAGCCTTATTGTCTGTTTGTTCTCCCGTTACATCTACTTCAAGATTCCATTCAAGGTCTTTGAGTACTTCATTCCATGTTTTCTCCCCTGCCTCATCTGGGCTAAAGAATCTTTGATTCCCTTGCTCGTTGAGTTCTTTCGTAACTTCATCCATATGAAATTGTTTGTCTTGTTCAGTCACTGATGGAACTTCCCCTGTATTTAGGATTGTATCAATTAATTTCCTTGCAAGTCTTTTATTTGCTTCTTTAGGAATATACTTTGAGTCAATTTTAGTGAGTTGGTATGAGTCGAGAATAGCACTTATCTCATCTGTATTGTTTAATTGCTTTTTAAGATGTGGCAGTACATATGTTTTCATCATTTCTTCGAGTTGTAAACCTTTACTCTCTGTCATTAATTCAAAGAGTGAATGTGACTCTTGTAACAGTGCTTCTACTTGTCTCCAAGCTGTCCCAGAAGGTGCAGCGTTCCCCATCATAGACTCTGACACTCCAACTATCTCATTTGCTAATACTTTCCATTGTTGTCCAAAACTCTGTAAAGAACCAATATCATGTGACGAATTTGCTACTTGTGTTAGAGGTTGATTTACCGCATGAATAAGAATATCTCCACTTTCTATCGCAGATAGAGCATTTTGCCCTACAAAATTCCCATCTGATGTTTGGAATATAAGTTTACTTGATAAGTCAAGCTGGTCTTTAATTGCTTTTACAGTGTGATTCTGCATCCATTGTGCTTCAAATAGGTGTTCTACCGCTCCAATAGCTTGTGTTCTACCATCTTCCTTAATTAAATGAGTTATCATGTACGGTGATTTTTCTTCTCGCCCTTTGTATAAGCAGTAATCGTCAAATGTTGTGCTATCTTTCCCAGCAAGGAATGTAAGTACATGCATCTGTTGCGTAAATTTATTCTCGTCTTTCATATCCCCAGTGAGGTATGATACAGGCATTTCTCCATGAACTTCGTATACTTTAATAAAGTTAGTTTTATTGTCTTTTTTAGTCTTATCAAGAGTTTCTCTAGCAACCAAATTATCTAACAACTGGTCTACAATATCTTGATTATACCCTTTCTTTGCCTTTAATTGAGCTGGTGTCATTTCAAGTACCTCTATTTGAATATCATCATCAAAATTTACTTGGTCTACGATAAGTCTGTTCCACGGAATAACAAGAGGATAAAGTTTATCACCACTATCAACGAATTTAGTTACAGCAGAACCATAACGGGCAAGAGTTCTCCCCCATTCGTTCAAGAATATCCCAAAATTCTCTTTTCTCATCCATTGCTGAAGAGCAATCGTCGCTAGGAACGCAGCTGTAATATCTGCTTCTTTAGTCGCTTTAACTTTAATGTTCTTGCGGTCTATGTCTGTAGCCCTGTACCAGATGTTAATTGCTGCAGTAACTATATTAAAAAATGGCTTTTCCCTCCCCATTGAATCAGTATCACCTGATGTATGACGAGAATTAATATACGCGTCTATTTTGTTTATGTTCTCCGATAAAGAAAAATCAACGTATTTAGATATAGTAGTTTTACCCGCTATATATTCGCTCTCATTTTCTCTAACACGTGCACCTAAAGTTTTTTGTGTTTGCATTGTAGTTAATAACACCGATTTTTAGTTATTAATATATTAATTATACACATATTAAATTAATTAGTAAAGGTTAGCGTGTGCTTCTATCAAAGTTTCTTCTCATTCTAAACTGATTTATTTGCTTTGTTACGAGAGCACTACGTTCTTCACTTTGTTCTGGCATCATCTTTCCCATAATAACGAAATACATTCTCATAATCCAAGTATCAGAGTCATCTGGCGAGTGCCCTATGATCTCCTTGATGTCTTCTTTTGCTGTAGCTTGTCGTTTTCCGTCTCCTTTTGATGTGTCTTGGTATGCTGAAAGTTCCTCAATTATTGATTCTTTTTGTTTCCCTGTAACTCTACTTGCAATCTTGTGATTGTTGACCAGGTCTGCAAGTGTAAAGATACATTGGTTTCTTAGGTTTCTGTAGTCTGATGTCAGCGGAGCTTCTTTTGTATACCCAACATTAGGCAATCTAACAATATCCATATCGGTCTTTATAGGGCTGTATGAGCTTTTATACCCAATTACTC